CATACGGATGAAACTAATTAGACAACAGACACTTAAAACGAATTGGAAAACCACTGTAGCAGGCATTCTTCAATTTTTGGGAATTGCTGCCGTTGAGTTTGGGTATTTATTAGACCTAGATCCTTTGACAGTTCCAAACTGGTCTCTCATTGTAGGCAGTTTGATAACTCTAATAGGGCTTCTTTTTGCAAGAGACGCAGACGTAACCTCTGAAGATTCAGGTTTAAAGGGATAAAGGAACGGTTAGGACTAGAGTAAACCTTAGTTACTCAATCCTTACAGCTAATGTGTTTTCATGGTTGTAAAACCTGGGTGCAGACTGGAGCCCTCCTACCTGCACCCTCTTTTTTCGCTCATGTATGAAAGTAGTTTTATAGTTAAACCACTGAAGAGTCTCTAAACGAGGCTCTTTTTTATTATGGATAAGCTGAAATTTTCAAAACCTCAAGAGTTTATTTTAACCTCTACGCAGTCTATACTGTTATTTCTGGCAGGAATTGGCAGCGGAAAGACATTCATAGCTGGTTTTGTAAGTGGGTTTTTCATAAAATATTTTCCGCACGTATTCGGCTTTATAGGGGCAAATACCTACCAGCAGCTAACTACCTCCACACTTTTTAGGGTTCGTGAATCCTGGAAGCACTACTACGGCTGGAAAGAAGGCAGAGACTACGTAGTAGGCAAAAAACCTCCCAAGCATTACGACACAGAGCTGCATAACTTTGACGACTATAACGGCATTATTTCCTTCCGTTGGGGTGCTGTGGTCTTTAAGGGCTCCCTGGATAATGCGGAAGCGCACGACGGTAAAGAGTTTGGCTGGGCCTTCTTGGATGAAACCAAGGATAGCAGAGAAGAAGCCGTTAAAGACACTATTTTGACTAGGCTAAGAATGGGAGGCATGTACGTAGGTCCAGACGGACAGTTAACTAAAGATAGCTACGACGATTTACTGGAGGAAGAGAATTTAGCTTTTAATCCTCTGTACATTCTTACGAGCCCTGCGCGTGTTCAGTGGTTAAATGAATGGTTTGAATTAGAGGAATTCCAAGAGGAAATAGAGCGGCTTATTTATGATCATGATGCTTTTTTCTACAAGGAATTCGAAGATAAAAGCATAGTTATAAGTAGTACTTTCCACAATAGAGCCAATTTACCTAAAGGCTTTCTAGAAAGAATGCTAAATAACCATAAGGGAGAGAGTCAAAAGAGGCTTATCTATGCAAACCCATTTGTGAAAGCTGGAGGTGAATTCTACAGCGGCTTTACCAGGACTGAACGAGTAAGACCCTGCCCTTTTAACCCAGATCTACCTATACACATTTCCTTTGATCAAAACGTAAAGCCCTACATAACAGCTACTCTCTACCAAGTGGAGTACTTGGAAGCTAAAATAATAATTAGGCAGATAGACGAAATTTGTTTAAAAAACCCCAGAAACAGGACAGATAAACTTTGTATAGAGTTCATAAAGCGATACGGAGGAAGAGTAAACGGCTTATTCTTCTACGGCGATCCTTCAGGCAAAAGGAGAGATACCAGAAGCGGAGAGCACGACTACAAAATAGTAAAAAGGGTACTAAGTCAATACCTCAACAATGGAAGCAATAGAGTGCCTTATAAGCACCCTCCAGTACTAAAGAGAAAAGATTTTGCTAACAACCTATTCGAGGGAGCTTATGCTGTAGAATTTTACATAGATCCAAAGTGTAAAAATTCTATAGCTGATTTCGAGTTTTTGAAAGAAGATAAGAACGGAAAAAAGCTAAAGGAGGTAGTGAAGGACAAAGACACAGGAGAGATTTACGAGAAATACGGGCACACTTCAGACAGCTTTGATTATTTTATAACTGTGGTACTTAAGCGGCTGTTTGAGCGGAATTTTAAATAATTCAGGTTTTTCTAGGATTTTTTCCTACTTTTACGTAATGGACGAACAACTAATATTAGAAAGATTTTTTCAAGTTATTGCACTTGGTCTTAGACACAGGGACTACAAACACGTAGTTAAGAAGCGAAAGCTGTACATGCAGCTAGTAGCAGGGATTGAAATAGACAAGCTTCTAAGGCAATACGTTAAAAGGGAAGACGGCCCCTTGTTTAAACAAAGAGTAGCACTTACCCACCACATTGTTACGACTACTTGTAAGAATCTTACAGACGTTTTCTACAAAGTTCCTAGAAGCAATTCAGGCAGAAGGGGCATTAGCTACGCTACGTCAAAGCAAAAAGGCGTAAAAGCTGAAGAATCAAAGGCTGAAGAGCTGGAGAACGTACTACGCAGGTTTTGGGGTGTTCAGTCCTGGGACGACTATATGAGTACTAGGTTTATTGAGCTGAACGAGCAAGACCCTAATACTTTTGTAGTTTTCGAGTGGGACAGTTTTGACCCAGATAACGAGCTTTTGCAGCCTAGACCTTTTGAAGTGTCTAGTATAGCTGCCATAGACTATAAGTTTAAGAACCAAATTCTTCAATATTTGATAGTGGAGGACAAGTACCACTACAGTAAAAAAGTTACTCAAGCTCCAGCAGTAGGAGAGCAGCACTTGGAAATAGAAGACCCTAAGAAATTCCTAGAGGCAGGCAATAAATACACACTGTACATGCCTAACAGGACGGTGATTTTAGAGCAAGTCAATGACGCGCATCCTGTTTTTACTAATACTGTGAAAGCAGGTGCGTTTTTTACTGCCAGAATGTCAGAAGACGAAGAAACTTTTGTAAGATTAGGTAAAAGATTCTTCAGGGTAAGACAACCAGAAGCACACAACCTTGGGCATGTTCCAGCCTTCAGACCTGGATACATAAGAGACCCAGAAACAGACGGCAGGACGTTTGTTAACCTCTTGCATGGAGTAGAGCCTTTACTGCTTAAAACAATTAAAACTAATTCAGAGTTAGATCTAGTAGCAGCAGGGCTTGCTATGCCTCAAATGCTGCGTTTTGGTCGTAAGTGTACAGATGATCAATGCCACGGCGGACAGTACCCAGACGGTACTACGTGTAAAACTTGCCAAGGTACAGACGTAGAACCTTTTGCCCCTTCTAGCATGGACGCTATAGTATTACCTATGCCAGAAAGCAAAGAGGAAATGATACCTTTGAAGGATATTCTGGATTACAAGCACCCGCCTGTAGAGATTGTAAAATGGCAAGAAGCCTACATAGAATCTTTGACTAACAGGGCTAAAAAGGCCATGTTTAACAGTGATGTTTTTAGCCGTAAAGAAGTATCTGATACAGCCACAGGAAGAAACTTAGACGTACAGAACGTTTATGATACACTCTACCCTTTCACGCTCTCCTTCTCTAGAATTTGGGCTTTTGGGGTTAATACAGTGGCTAAATTAGTAGATAGGGGTGAAGGTCTAGTAGCTTTTTTCACTTTTGGGAAGGATTTTAAATTAAAATCCTTAGACACGCTTATACAAGATCTGCTCTTAGCTAGTAAAATAAACAATCCTACCTTAATAAGGCACTTAAACTCTGACATAGCACACATTATATTTGCAGACAAACCTTTAGAGCTTAATCGCTTCAAAATGAAGGAAATGTTTGACCCTTTCGCAGGCAAGAGCGAAAGAGAAGCAGAACGTTTAATGCAAAGCAACTATGTAAGTTTGTCAGAGAAGATCTTGCACGCTAATTTCTCTTTAGTGTTTGATGAACTAGAGTTAGATTTTGCCAAGGAAGAGAAGAATTTTTATAAGCTCAATAGGACAGACCAAAGAGCAGCTATCTACAAAAAAGTAGATGAAATAAAGGCAAGGATAGACGAAGAAAACCCTGCACCTACTTTAAATTTTAACGAATAAAATAAAATGGCACTGACAGCAGCAGAGAAAAAAGAAGTAAAAAGGCTCAAAAGTCTTAGACCAGACCAATATAAGGAGAAAGACTGGGACGCAAAATGGGGTGCAGAGCAAATAGTAAATGTTCAAAAGCTTTTGAACGACCCTGAACGCATGAAGTTAGTTAGGCTTTGGGCTGCTGTTTTGGCAGAGGAGAGCGAAGAAGAAAAAAGTGAATTTGAAAAAATTTACAATTCATGACAGGTGAAGAAGCACAAGAAAAAAGGCGGTTTATGATCCATAACAGCACTACTGTTAAACTGTCTTTCCTGGAGCGTTTTTTAGTACTCTTTGGAGGCTATACCATAACCTATCTAACTATAGAAACTGATACGAAAGACATTAGGGTAGTAGATACGGAAGCAAACACAATTTTAGCCCGTCCTGAATGGCTGGAGAAGTGGCTTACTAGAAAGAAGAGAAAACGAAAAGTGGAAGTATCGGTTTATAATGGCTAAAAAAAGAAAAGACCCCTTTGATAAAAAAGTAGAATTCCTCTTATCTGCTGAAGAGAGAATGAAAAAAGCCGTGTCTGAACACCAAAGAGCGGTTTACGAGCTTCTAACAGCAGAATTCCTACCTTTATTCAAGCTACAAGACGGCAACATAGCTAATACTGCCGCTAACGATAACGTAGTAGCTAAGCTTGACAAATTCCTAGACAAGTTAGAGAAAGCCCTGCAAAGGGACGTTTTAGGACCGTTCGCGCAGGATCTTCTGGAGGGAATTTCTTTATCTAAAGAATATTATGTAACTTTAGGCTTCAAGGAGAAAATACTAGACGGGCTCCTGAAGGACAAAGTGCGAGTAGAGAGCTTTATAGGTATTACTCCAAAGGGCAGACTTAGAAAGAATGGATACCTTTACAGGTTAGGAAAGACGGAACAAGCAAGGGAGACTCTTAGACGTTATTTTCTAAACGGTATAACTGGAGACGTAGACTTTTTAGATTTCCAGTTAGGTTTTAGAAATTTGATACTAGGCAACAAAAGAGTTAAGGGCGTTAGTACTGCGGGAGAATTAGAGCGTTATTTTGATCAATTTGCTTATGATTCTTTTAACCAAGTAGACGCCTGGGCAAATAAGCAGTTAGCCTCTAATCTGAATCTAGAGCACTTCCTTTACGAAGGATCTGTTATAAAAACTACTAGACCGTTTTGCGAGAAAAGAGCAGGTAAAGTATTTTCTGTAAAAGAGACTAAGACTTGGAAAGACGACCCAGATTTAATAGAGAAACGTACTAAAGACTCTTACGACCCATTAATAGAAAGAGGAAGATATAGGTGCAGACACTTTATAAAATACATAACTGAATCACTTTATAAACAGTTAAGATAGAATGCCAAAACCAAGAGGAATAGATAATAAAATAGCTGCTATTTATAGAAAGAATACGCTCAGTCTTCTTTGTTTTGGTTATGTGAGAGGGTGTAAGTCTGCACTGCATACTTTAACAGTAGATCAGTGCATAAGTCTTTTTATGAAAGAATTCGACCTAACAGAGGAAGATTTTAACTCTGAATCTGCTAGAGTAGAATACGGAAAAATGCAAAAATTAATGCAAGAAATCATACCATAATGGCAAAACTTAAGATTATTCACGAAGACGGGAGTACTGCCCAAATTACAGAGTTTAACTGGAAGAAGTTAGGCAAGAATAAAAGAGGCTGGAGCATTCAAGGAGCCCAGGGAGCCCAGGAAGCAGCACCAAAAGCAAAGACGGCTGAAGAAATAGCTGTAGACGCGGAGTACGATACTACTATGGAGAAGTTAAAAGGGCTCCACAAAGACGGAAAGTTTTTAGAAGCACTCCCTCTTGCACAAAAAGCCTATGCGCTTAAGCCCTCTCCTTACGTAAAACGGTTTGTGAATGAATGCACCAACAGGAAAGCGCAGTACGAAGAAGCTATGAAGACTGCTAAAAGTTCTGAAGATCTTACTGTAAGATTAGAACTTTTTAAAGCAGCAGCAGCAGCTTCTATAGACACCCAGGAAGTGAAAAATTTAATAGCCCAGACGGAAGAAGCTATTAAAAACAAGTCTGTCGAAGACGAACTTTTGTAGAATTTTAAGTATATTCCCAGGAAATACTATTTATCATGAAAGTAAAAAACAAAAAAACGGGCCTAGAATCTACTATAACTGCTGAAGACTGGGCGAAAATGCAGAAGAATGGTTTAGCCCGTAAATTCTCCATATTGGACGGCACAGACACCCAGGAAGCCCAGCAGCCTGAAGAAGTAACAGGTGTAAGCTATAAAGCTTTGTTTGATCTGGGCAATAAAGCCTTTAAAGAGGGTAATTTGGAAGAAGCTAAAAAGCAATTCTTAGCCGCTCAGTTGATCAACAACACCAACCCAGTTAAAAAGAAACTGGAAGCAGTGGAAGAAGCTTTGTTAGCCAAAGCCATAGAAGCAGAAGCGGCTGAAAAAGAGGACACAGAACTACTCTAGTAGTACTTATTTTGCAATTAGTTAAATAATCATTATATTAGCATGGACAAGTTTAAAGCAATGCTGTTAGCTTATGTGGCAACACAATTCGGTATAACAGAGGAAGGAGCAGCCGAACTCCTTTTAACAAAATCGGAGGATGGAACCGTAAACGTTGAAACTGCGGAACCTTTAGAAGACGCTTTAGCTATTTTGATTAACAAAGACAAAGAAAGAGTTTCTTCTTTGAGAGTTGACAAAACAGCTATTTTTGACGATGCTTTTGCCAAGGCCAAAACTAAAGTTTTATCCCAGGCAGAGAAGAATCTGATAAAAGAATACAGCGTAGAAGGAGCTGATAATATGAAGCTTCCAGAAATTGTAGCTGCTATTGTGGAAAAACACGGTAAAGGCACTAAGAAAACAGAAATTTCTGAAGCTGATATTAAAAAGCACCCTTTATTCTTGAAACTGGAGCAAGACAGCGCAGCAGCTCTTGCAACTCAAAAGGAAGCTTTTGAAACCCAGATCCAAGGAATTGAAGCGCAGAAAGCAGAAGAAACTCTTTTGCAAGAAGTGCTTAGCTTAGTCTCTACACATTTAGACGATTATAACCCAGTCCTACCAAAGGATACCGCAAGAGCAGGTAAACAAAGGAAGGATTTTATTGATAGTTTTAAGGGCCGTAAATACCAAAAGGTAAACGGATCTGGTTTTATCCTTTTGAACGAAGAAGGAACAGAAAGAGCAGATGACGGACACGGAAACCCTGTTTATTTGAAAGACTTTGCCTATTCCCAGGCAGCAGCTACTTTTGATCAAAAAGCGCAATCCGGTAAAGGAAACGGCGGAAACGAAGGAGTAGCAGGCTATTCTGTAAACTGCATAATTTTTATCACTGCTAATAGTGTCTTTAGCTTTTACCTGCCCTATCACCTGACTGTAGGCAGGTCTCCTCTTTGGAGTAA